AGTCCAACTCTATTTCAACTATTAGGATTCTTGGTGGATTCGGGAAGACGTTTTGCATCAATTACAGAACTTCAGACGGGGGATATTGGTGGCCAAGGTAGTCAGATGCCAGTTGGCACCACTTTAGCTTTACTAGAACGTGGGACTAAGGTAATGTCTGCTGTACATAAACGATTACACTGTGCTCAAAGAATAGAATTCAAGCTTTTAGCCAAAGTTATTGCTGAATCACTTCCCGAGGAATACCCTTATAATATTCCAGGGGGACAAAGACAAATTAAGGCTAGTGACTTTGATGATAGGGTGGACATTATTCCTGTCAGCGATCCTAATATTTTCAGTATGTCTCAACGAGTTATTATGGCACAATCTCAGTTACAAATGGCACAACAAGCACCACAAATACATAATTTACACGAGGCTTACTATAGAATGTATGTGGCACTAGGTATTCAGAATATAGAGGAGATACTTCCTAACCCTGATCCAGAACTTTCAAAGGATCCTGCTTCAGAAAATGCTGATGCATTAGTAGGAAGACCTTTAAGGGCATACATTCATCAAAATCATCAGGCTCATTTAACAGCACATACCTCGTTTGTCAATAACCCTATTATGCAACAAAATCAACAGGCAGGACAAGTGCTACAATCTCATATTCAGGAGCACTTAGCACTACAATACCGTCAGCAAGTTGAAGAATTGATGAAACAACAATTACCAGCTGAGGGACAACAAGTTCCACCTGAGGAGGAAAATAAAATAGCACAAGCTGCTGCACAAGCAACTGAACAACTAACCAAAGAGGCACAAGAAATGATGGCTAAACAACAACAAATGGGACAATTTGATCCTATGGTCCAAATTAAACAACAAGAAGTAGCAATAAAAGGACAAGAGGTTCAGCGTAAGCAACAAGATTCTCAACAAAAACAAGCAGTGGATATAGAAAAAGAAAAAATGAAGGCTACTGTGGATATGAATAAAATTCGATCTGATGAAAAGATTCAGAGAGAAAAGATGAGAAGTCAAGAGAAGATAGCTCAAATAACTAAAAAAATTGATGTAATGTAGGAGGAAATATGCCATACGGACCTGGAACATACGGAAGTAAACAAGGAAGACCACCAAAGAAGGAAAAAAAGAAGAAAAAGAAAAAGACAAAGACACTAAACACAAGGAGGGTAATATGAAACTCATCAAAGACCTTTGGGGTTGGCTCAAGGAATGGAACGATTGGGGCATGAAAGACTGGATAAAAGCTGGTATCATTGTTGTCGTTGTTCTATTCGTCTTATATAAGATGACTACAGGAGCAGCGTAATCCCATGTTAAAGCTCGCAAGTAAATTATTCGGTGGTGGTGCCCTCAAAACCGTGGGCACCATTATTGACGAAATTCACACTAGTGACGAGGAACGTCTTGCAGCTAAGAATACTATTGCAAAAATTGAGGCGGAACTTAAGAAGCGTCAAATGGATATAAACCTTGCTGATGCTCAAAGTAAAGCAGGGGGAATCTCAGGAACAATTCAGAGAATATGGCGTCCACTGATTGGATTTAGTTGTGCCTTAGCAATATTCTGGGAATTTGTTTTAAAGCAATTTCTCATGTTTCTCATTGCTACAATGAATTGGGAAACAAAACCGCTTCCAGAACTAGACATGGCAACTCTTATGCCACTAGTTATGGCTTTGCTTGGAATGGGAGCATTGCGTAGCTATGAGAAGGTGAAGGGGGTCAATGTTGATAAACCAAAGAATAAAGTATGGTAATTAATGGATGAATTAGCACTATCAGACTACTTGTTAAAGAAGAATAGAGAAAGACAAAAGGAAATAGGAGAAATTCTCATAACAGGTGGAGCTAAGGATTTTGTCCAATATAGAGAATTTGTTGGAGAAATAAGGGGATTAACATTTGTAGAGCAAGAAATACAATCAATTTTAAAAAACTATGAGAGGATAGATGAAAGCAGCAACTAAAAAGAAAGAAGAAGATATTCAAACTAAAAAATTTGCATTATTAGACAAATATGTAAATCAGGAAGATGTAAAGAAGGTACTAGACCCAAGTAAAATGGATATAACGGTTTTGGAGAGACTTCCGAAGCCAACGGGATGGAGAGTCTTAATACTTCCCTACACAATGTCTTCTAAGACGAAAGGGGGAATATATATACCTGATCAGACTTTAGACCGAGAATCCTACGCTACAGTTGTGGGATATGTTGTTTCGTTAGGTCCTGATGCCTATAAGGATAAGGCAAAATATCCTGATGGACCATGGTGTAAGGAAAAAGATTGGGTAATTTTTGGGAGATACGCAGGAGCTCGCTTTAAAATCGAGGGAGGAGAAATGCGAATTTTGAACGATGATGAGATCCTTGCGACAATAAATAATCCCGAAGATGTATTTAATACATAAAAAAGTCTTTACATTTTATAAAATAAGCTCTAAATATAGGAGCATTAAACCATGGAGGTAAACCATGCCACAAGTGCAAACAATGGCGGACAGCAAGTCTGTCCCCTTGCCAACGGACGGAGTAGAGCCTGTAGAAATCGAAATAAAAGAGAAATCTCAGGAAAATATAGTTAATACAGAAAAAATTACTCCTAAGGAAGACTCTATTAAGGTAGAGACTTCAACAGAAGAAACTTCCGAAGAGGAAGTTGAACAGTATAGTTCGACAGTTCAAAAACGAATTGACAGACTTACTCGTAAGATGCGTGAGGCAGAAAGACGAGAAAAAGCTGCATTGGACTATGCAAAAGGTGTACAAATTCAGGTTGAGTCTTTAGAAAAGAAACAAGCTGAATTTAGTAAGACTTTTCAGACAGAAAAAGCTGTATCTATTAAATCGCAACTAGAGGCAGCTAAGACCAAGTATAAATCAGCCTATGAGGGTGGAGATACTGATAAAATTATTGAGGCAAATGAAGAACTTGCGAAATTACAAGTTGCTCAGGCGAATCTCGATTTAGTTCCTGTTTCTAGCGAGAAACCAGTTGAAAAATCAGAACCTAGACCCAAAGAACCTGCTCCACCAGCGAAACCTGACCCAAGAGCAGAAGAATGGGCTAGTGACAATAGTTGGTTTGGTAAAGATGAGGCTATGACATATGCTGCTTTCGGTATTCATAAGAGAGTAGTAGAGGTTGATGGCTTTGATCCAAAATCTGATGAGTACTACGCTGAAATAGATAAGCGTATGCGAAAAGAGTTTCCTCATAAGTTTGGGGAGTCGGCAGAAGTAGCAGAGAGAACAACCAAAAAGGTTGTAAAATCTGCAGTTGCTCCTGCTAATAGGAACGTTCGATCTGGACGCAGAACGGTGAAACTCACGCCTAGCCAAGTTGCTATTGCAACTAAATTAGGTGTGCCTTTAGAAGAATATGCTAAACACGTCAAGGAGGCGTAGAATCATGGCTACTGAACAAATAGATAAAACTCCACGTGCTGAAGAAACTCGCGAAAAACAAGCGAAACGAAGACCATGGCAACCACCAGCAATGTTGGAAACCCCGAAACCACCAAATGGGTACCATTATAGATGGATCCGAGAAGCTGTACTAGGTCAACAAGATCCCACAAATATGTCAAAACGTAGACGTGAGGGTTACGAACCAGTACGATCAGCGGATCATCCAGATTGGGAACTCCCTACAGTGGCAGACGGTAAACATGCAGGTGTCATCGGTGTCGGAGGACTTATTTTAGCGAAGATTCCTGAGGAGACTGTCAAGGAACGGGAAACCTACTACGCCCAAATGAATCAAGATCAAATGGACGCTGTTGACAATGATCTCATGAAGGAACAACATCCAGCGATGCCAATCCATAGGGATAGGCGGACGAGGGTATCTTTCGGTGGACCTAAAGGTTCTGATGAGCAGAAGCGAGGGTAACCGAATTTAAGTAACTCAAGGAGGATATAACCATGGCAAACAGTGATGGAGCTTTTGGTTTAAGACCTGTGAGACACTTAACTGGTGGCGAGATTCGTACTAATGAGTATGCAATTGCTGCAAGTGCAAGCGCAATGTATACAGGTAGCTTAGTGATAGCTACTGCTGCAGGCGGTTGTGCTATCGCAGCTGCGGACTCAACTGACATTCTTGGCGTATTTACAGGATGTTTCTATACTGATCCTACTTCTTCTAAGCCTACTTGGTCAAGATATTGGCCAAGTAATGCGGCAACAGATGCAGTAGCTTTTGTATGTGACGATCCTGATGTCGTTTATGAAGTTCAGACTGATGGAACAGTAACGGATGCAGCAATTAATGCAAACGCAGATAGTGCGGGAGTCTCTGGCTCCACTACTACTGGAGTTTCAACCACTGAGCTTAGTGAAACCATTACTGGTTCGGGCACAGCACAGTTAAGAATCATAGGCAGGTCTAAAGATCCTGATAATACAGACACTAGTACTGCAAACAGTAACTGGTATGTTATTATCAATGAGCATGCTTATAGACAAACCACTGGTACATAGGAGAAATAACACATGGCAATAACTAGAGCCCAGCTCGTCAAAGAGCTAGAACCTGGATTGAATGCGTTGTTTGGACTAGAGTACTCACGGTACGACA